CATTCCGAATTCTGTCTGCATCGAAATGCTTGCTGTGCCAAGATAACCTGCTACATCTGTGCTTGATACAAAGTGTACAGGTTCTACATCTGCATCTTCCCAGTAGGTCTGCAGTGCATTCCAGTTGTTTGCAAGCTGTGCCTGCAGTGTAGCACCTGCAGTTGCCGTGCCTGTGCCTGTTGCAAGGAATGTGTTGAAGTCAGCCTTGACGTCTGCTCTGATCGCACGAATAAGCGCACGATCTGTGTCATAAATAGCGTTTTCTCTGCCACTCTTCTGAATAGCTTCTGCTGTGGTCAGCTTTCTGAATTTCTTAAGTGTCATAGTGATAGGTGTTCCCACTCTCTGTGTTTCGGTAAGACCGATTTCAACACCTTCTGCGACCTGTGCAGGAATGTTGCCTTTTACGCTTGACTTGTACACATTGATTGTGTTGCCTTCTGGTACCGCATCCATTCTGGTGATACCAAGAATCTCTGCAAGCGCACGATAAGAATTGTGAAGTTCGTTTACAAGATCAATCGAAATTGCTGGAGCAATATCTGTCGAAACAGTTGTGTTAGTAATCAGTGCCATTGTTGTTATCCTTTCTGATTAAATAATTCCATATTTTCTTCTATGGCTTTAAGCCGTTTGTTAGGGTCTTTGATTGCAAAAATCTGTTCCCTTGTAAGAGCAGATGTACCGCCCTTCTTTGGATTTCCACCAGCAACAAGAGCCTTAACACCCTTGTCTACTTCTTCCTTGAACAGTTTTGCGAAGGCCTTGACCGCTTCGTTTGTCTGTTCTGCATCGGATGTTACAAGCATACCGATAAGCGCATCGGATACGTTCAGACCATCGTTTGCCAGCATCTGCCTTGCCGTGGTCATCATCTCCGACCTGCTCTTTTCAGCCTTCAGTGCATCCAGTTCCTTTTTGAGTTCGGACACTTCGTAGTCGTAGCGTTCCTTCTCATTCATTTTGGCAAGCTTCTCAGCTTCAGCGACTTCCTTTTCACGCTTCTTCTGTTCCCTTGCCAGTCTGTCCTGCACGATCTTGTTCACATCCTCATCGGTGTACTTTTTTTCTGGTTCTTTGGTTTCTTCTGCCTTAGTCTCTTCGACCTTGGTTTCTTCTGCGTTCATCTGCTCGTTGTTTTCCATTTTTGGTTCCTTTCTTTTAAGTCGTAAAGCATTGACTGCCCATAGCTTTTAAAGTGTTCAAGGCTTGCACTGTTTACCATAGCTTTTAACGTCTTCAATGCTTGGACATATAAAAAGCAGGTGCTTAGTTTCGCATCTGCTTCTTGTACCATTGATATTGTTGCACCTTTGACATTTTGTTCCACTTCTCAGTGGTGCCACCTTGATTGAGCCATTCAAGCCACATATTGTACTCGTCCTCATCAATGTAAGGTGCTGTTGTGCAGTGGCAGTTCGGGTGTATCGGTGGTGCATTCTCTCCCTTCTCTGCTTCTGATACAGCGAAGTCGTGACCATTTAACGCCCTGCATATAGGGCAAGCGTTTCTATTTACGGCAAGGAATACATATCTTTCTACGCCCTGCCTTTTGTAACTGCCCATAGCTACATCGGTCTGCAATGCACGCAGTTCGGTTCTTATAAGCCGTTCTGCATTGTAGCGTGATGTATTGAATTTCTTTTTGATGCGCTGGGCAAGTTCTCTTGATCCTATGCCTGCTATCAAGCCCTGCTGTAAAGCGTTTGCTATATCATTCTTCAGCGTTTCCATATGTGACCATATGCGCTGTGAGAAGGTAGCACCCTTGAATGAAGCCTTGACCGCTTCTTTTGCCCTGCTTACTGTATCGGCATTTGTTACTGTGTCGCCAAGGATACCAGCAAGCCTGCGTATTTCTTTCTCTGCTCGGTTTGTTGCCACCTTCTGGTAATACTGGTCTATGTCATTGAAACCACCTACAATGTGAAGTCCTATTCTCGCCTTTAGCATCTCAAGCCTGTTGATACGCATTGTAGCGTTATACAGTCGCATTTCTGCATTGGCAAGTTCGCTGAAGTCCTTTTCTTCTACGTATTTCTTAGCCAGTTCTTGATAGCGTTCTATGTCTATGTTGTTCAGTCGCTTCTTGGCTTCGGTTATGTCGATGCCTTCTGCATCTGCATACTTGCCATAGAAGCTGTTGATCTCATTCTCAGCCCATTGGAACATATCCTCATAGACCTTGTTTATATCGGACATAAACGTATCTTCTTCGGATAGGTATTCGTTTCTGACTTCCCATTCTCGGTTAGACCAGTAAGACCTGTTGTTCCTATACTGGTTCTGCCAGTAGTTCCTTACTGTAGCCATTACTCAAAAATATTATCCACCACGCTTGGTGCCTGTTCTGCTTCAAGGCGTTCCACTTCATCGTTTACGTTATCGACAAGCGACAGCACCTTAAGCTGTGTTTCTTTGCTTACTATGCCTTCAAGGTTCTTTGCCACAGTTGCTTCGCTCTCAAGGTTTGCTGGATAGTTAGCTGTAAACTTTATGTCGATGCCAGCCCACGCATCCTTTGCTACTCCGTGCATCTGTGCAACAGGTGACGAGAATATGATCTTGTACCTGTCCATCATCGAAGAAGTAAACCTTCTCGCCTTGGCTGTGAACAGGTTCTGCATTGCTTCAAGTTTGTATCTCAGCGCAATGCCAGACGAAGAACCGAAGTTCTCATCACTGATGTTTGCCACCATCGAAGTTATGAAGATGTCCTTCTGCAGTCTGTCCAGCAGGTGTTCCTGCGTTTCGTCACTTGAAGGCTTTTCCATAAACTCAACAATAGGATAGTTCCCTTCGCTTATGTCGCCATCGAAGTTCACTACCCTTGTGCGCCTTATATGGAATGTATCGTCATCGTCTACGCTTGCGCCTATTACCTTTAAATAGGCATCAGCAAAGTAGTCCACGTCATTAGCCTTTTCCGAAAGAGCTTTGTTATACGCATTGATAGCAGGTAGCGCACTCTCAAACAGTCCCATTCTTTCATCGTTTGATAAGTACTCTACTGCAGGTACATACCCAAACCCGTGTACGTGTTCATCGTTTTCAAGGTGATATTCCCCACCTTCATACCAGAAGTGTCTTACCACCTTATCATCTGAATAACTGCCGTACTCGTTGCCATCTGCATCCTTGTAATACCTTACGAAATACAGCGGTCTTTCCAGTATGGAATCATCTGTCAGCATAAAGGCTTCAAGGTCTGACAGATATGTGATGCCTGTCTCGCCATCTTCCTTGTTGTAGTACATTTCCCAAGATGATCCGCAAATGTCTGCCAGTTTGCTTACCTCTGCATTGAGGTTGTCGCCATCGTTGGTCTTGTTAAGATAGTCGATGTATTCTTCTACAGTTTCGTCTTCCGTGTTGACCTTTACTGGAATGCCACAGAAGAAGCCGTTAAAGGTATCAGTGATGTACTTGGCATAGTTGACTGCTATCCTGTTGTCTGGCTTGCCGTCCATCTTGGCAGGCATTCTGAATATCTCATACTTGTTTTCATACGCATCTGCCAGTGGCTTGGCGTATTTATGCACATATTCCTTATGCTTTGTAATGTACTTGTAGAGCAGGTCTTTGCTCATCTCGGTATCGTAAGGTATTCTGTAGATCATATCCCGTGTCTTACTCCCTTGTTTAAGGTCATCGGCTTCTTGCCCAGTTGTCTTATCGCACTCGCCAATGAATCTGGGCAGTCATCGTGTGGTGCGTGTTCGTTGTAGTCCAGCACTTCTGCTATGTACTCTGGGTCTGTATCATCGGTGAAGTACACTCTTTGCCAGTTTTCCCGTAGGTAGGTGCTGATTTTTATGTGCTTGTTCATCTTCTCGTGATAAGTGTTAGCCACATCACCACGGCTTTTTAACTCCTTTGCTAGGTAGCCCTTGTCTGCGTTTTTCTCACACCAAGTGGTACCTGCCCTGTATTTCGCTTTTAAGCGTAGAATGTCATCTATGCAGTCATCTACGTGCTTGGTGTATTTCCTGCCGTATACGATGAAGTTACCGCCTTGTACAGTCAGTACAGTAAACGCTGTGGCATCTTCTCCACCATAGCCAGCATCTATGTGACATATGCCGTCCATCGGCAGTTCATCAGTGAATTGTGCGTTAGTGAACAGCGCATTCTCGTCTGCTATATGCTTCAGTTCGTAGTTAGCACAGAAAAGGCTTGGAGACATTGAAGAACGCAGGTGTTTTATCTGTTCTTCTGTCATCAAGCCTGTTGTGTAGCAGTCATATTTCTTTATGTTAGGCATCAAGGAAAAGGCATCATCCTTATGCCAAGGTGTGCCAGTGTTTATGATCCTGCCGTGTCTGTTCTTTACGTTCTGCAGTTCTTGGTATATCAGCTTCGTATGGTCACGCTCTGCACGGCTTATTCTGTCCTTGATGTTTACTATATCGTCTGTTATGACCACATCAGCGTGTTTGCCTGTAAGTGAGCCGTTGACACCCATACCCACAAGTTGGCTTGCACCACCCTTGCCGTTGTAAAGGTTCGTATGCAGTTCGCTGGCTGTTTCT